AAGGGGGAATCATGAAAGTATATATCAGCGGTCCTATAACGAATAACGAAGGCTACATGAAAAAATTTCAAGCAGCTGAAAGGGAGTTAAAAAAGCGTGGGTTCGAAACGGTAAACCCTGCTACTGTTTTAGATCCTTTACCTGATACAACAACTCACGCGGAATATATGCACGTATCATATGCACTTATGGATTTGTGCCAGGGAATTTTCTTACTGGAGGGTTGGAAAAATTCCAAAGGTGCAACCCTAGAGTATAAATATGCAACAGCAAACAGAATGGCAATATTTTTTGAAGGAGGTAAGTAATGAGTTTAATTGACAGAACGGGAATTTGTAGAGCTTGTGGCCAAAGTATGATGGTTAAAGTTCCAGACGATTTCACAGAGGCACAGATTGAAGAAAGGGTCACACTAGATTGCAGATGTGCGCAAGGCTGGCAATACAGAGCCGAGAAAGAACGAGAGGAAAATCTTAAAACTGCTATAGAGCGTGCAGAAGCCTTAATTGATACTTTGTTTCCTGAAGACGATAACGAGGAAGATTCAGCCACAGATACAACCTATATAGTGGAAATATTAAAGAAAAGCTTAAGACCGCTCTCACAGGGCGACTTCAAGAAAATCACCATTAATATTTCAAAGACCTTGAAAGTTGAAATTAAATTTTCAAACGACAGCTTCACGATAAAAAAAGAAGACAAAAACATCAAAGGTGGAGCTATTAGTTACTAGTGGCCAAATCAATATTACAGGAAAAAGATGGTTGCTGTTTCTTGTGTATGCTGTTACACAATAATTTTCGAAGATACGCAAGCTTAGAAGAACATCATGTTTTTATGGGGTACGCTAACAGGCGCTTATCGGAAAAATACGGACTAAAAGTCTATTTGTGTGATGCACATCACGAACATAGCGAAGAGGCTGTACATGTAAATTATGACAACCAAAGAAAAATACAAGATATAGCCCAGAGAAAATTTGAACAGAAATATTCTCATGAAAAGTTCATGGAGGTTTTTGGCCGCAATTACATAATTGAGAGTCAAGAGCCCCCAAAGAAACAGCAACCTGAAGAATTTGGTTTTAAATTTTTGGAGGAGTAGATTGCCAGGAAAGGAGGAAAAATGGCAAGACCAAAAAAGAACAGAGTCGTTGATGTTAGCGAGACAAATGCACAGGCAAGAGCTGCAGGAAAAACCTACGGTGAATTTGTAGCCGAGCAAACAAAAAAAACAGTCGTCGTTAACCAAAATGACGGAATCAAAAGAACAAGGGCAGGCGATAAAATTTCAAGCCCCAGGCTAGATATCTCTAAACCAGTTCCAAAAAGAAAGCCTGGCAGACCACCGAAAAACAAAACCACCAAAGAGGGGGAACCAGAAATGGCACAAGAAAAAGAAATCAAATCAGTAGAAAAGGCTATTGCATTTGAGCAAGTACAAGCTATCAAGAACGGGGCTGACACAAGCAATGTTCAGCATATGCCTACATCAGTTAGGGAAGCACTGACCAAAGAAGAAATTTTTCTAACTGAGCGCATTGATAGCGACACTCAAAGAATCAAAGAAATCCAAGAGTTTAGAAAAAAATTTCTATAAGGGAGAAGTAGAATGAATAAATCCAGAAAGCGAAAAATTTTTCCAATGGTCCCAAAGCCTAAGAAAAATTTTCAAGCAAGTAATACAAATCAATTTGCCGAAGTACCAACTATAACAATAGTTGAAAGTATCCAGCTATTGTTAAACGAACTTAATAATCGAGGCCTGAAGGTGTATGACTTTGACAATGATAGTAAGTATCTCCAAGGCTTTAAATATATTCGTAGCAAAATATTTTTTCTATCAGCCGGGGAGGTGCAAAGTGAATCAGAGAAACAATAAGGGAAATAATAAATTAAGCGCCGATGCAAAAATTCTTGACGAGTATTTGAGTCAATACAATGTTTGCATCAGAAACAAAAGGAATTTAGAAAAGCGCCGCAAAAATATTCTTAATGAGTTCAACACGCCTCTATCAAGCGTTAACTATTCAGGAATGCCAAGAGGCGGAAACAAGGAGAATCTAGGGTGTGCAGCTCTCTCCTTACGCCTTGACGATATCGACGAAAAAATTGTCAATTGCATTCAGGACGCAGAAGTTTTACTGGTCGATATAATGACAGTAATAAATGAGCTCCCATCAAACACACTCGAAAGAAATGTCATTGAAGAAAAGTATATTGATAACTGCAATTGGAATGAGATCACAAGACTTGAAAATATTTCACGCTCTACAGCATTTTATCAGTGGCGCTTGGGGCTTGATGGACTTCTGCAGTATAAACGGGTTAGAGTTTTGATTGAAAAATTTTCTGAAGAAAAAAAAGCACGCGAAAAAATTTTCAATGAAAACTAAGTTAATACTCTTTTGTACTAATATGTCAGCTATACTAATTATAGTCGTGGAGTGCTTATGCTCTGGCAGACTACTTCTCCTGGGCAGCTTTTGGTTGGGCTGCCCTGTAAAGAAGAAATATAGCTTTTTAAATCCCCATTGAAGCTCCTTTTAAGAAGAAAAGCATCTACTAGAATTTTCTAGCAGGTGCTTTTTTAGTACAAAAATTTTCTAAAAGCTGAACCAACGGAGTAATATTTTCTAGGCGTGCAGCAGTCTATAAATTTTTCGGTTGCAGCAGCATGTAAGAATTTTTCCAATTGCAGCAGGGCATAATAAAAGCCCCTTATTGAAAAAGAGGCAAAAATTTTCTATCTCCCTGCTAGTACATCCTACTATGGCCATTATTTTAATACACAAAAAATTTTCAATAGATTATTAAAGTTAAGCCCCTGCTAGTACATACTAGCAGGGAGACAGGTTTTTAATTAAAGGCATACACGCCACGCTCTTTAGAAAGGCCGTTCCAGGTATCAACCATTTTTTCAGCCATGCGCTTAGAATCTGCAATGTTGGCCGCTATAACGTCATCACACTGTAGCACGCTGGCCAGGTTCATAAATGGGTTAACCTTTTTCACGAAAGCCCATTCTTTGCCGTTGATGTCCTTGCACTGTATCGCTATAAAATAATTTTTCATGTGGCACCTCCTACGCTGCAAGTATATTGCATTCTACAAAAAGTTTTCTAAGTCCGTAAGTCTTGGCGTACTGTTCAAAAAAGGCAGCTATTAAATGATGCTCTGACGCCTTAAGCCCTGCACAATTATGATCCTTGAAGTACTGCGCAAGCTGTGCAATGTGTTCTTTGCGTTCCTTGTAGCCATTGCCCTGGCTCTCTAAAAAGATTGTCTCAAGCTCTTTTATTTCTGGGTTAAAGTAACAGCTGTGAAGCTGGTAAGGAAATTCAAAAACACGCTCCTGCTCCTGTCCGTTAGTATCAATAAATTTTGTATAGATTAATTTCTTCATAGTTCGACCTCCTAAATTTTTCAATCAATAATATTTTCCCCGTGTGGCCTGATAGGACAGCCGCGCCGCTAGCGTTCCCAGCGTGCTTTTTCAATATCCTTTTCTAGAATGTAATCAGGGTGAGCAGCTTCAAGCTCTGCAAAGCGATCAAGTGCCTTTTTGCGGTCCTTGCCTTCAAAAGATTCGCGGCCGCTTTCAGTCTCTGAATAATCGTTCAAGTTAACTGTAAAGTAAATGATGTGATAGTTAACTTTGTTAGTCCAAGAATTTTTTCTGCGCTCTAGCCTGATTTTATTTTTTGTTGGGCTTGTAGCTATGAAATTGTATTGCTGCACAAGCTCCGCTTGATGTGCTTTAAGGCATTCTATATAGTGCTGCATATCTTTTATAAAATCATCGGCGCGCTTCATTTCTCGTAATATGTCCGCCTCAGTATGTAAACCGCTGGCCCTGTGTGAGTATAAATGTAAAGTGTGTTCTGCAAATTCTGTAGGGCTTCCGTATTTTCTAAAATAACTATCTAAAATATTTTCCTGTGGCTCGCCCTGATCCTGTTCAGGCTCTGCAGTTTCCTCTGCTGGTTCTTCAGGCTCTGCCACTGGTGTAGTCTCAGAAATTTCTAAAGCCTCTGTTTTATCCTGGGCACCTTCTGCGGTGCCCTCAGAATTTTTTGAATCCTCCAGCTGTTCAACTGGTGCAGACTCTAAAAATGTAGGATATTCTTTAAATACAAAACTATGTGTAAATTTGCTGTAATATCCGCCGTGTTCCTTCATGCGTTCGCGTTCGCTGTTGAAAGTCTCACGATCTAAATGCTGTTCAGGTTTTACTATATAGATTGTTTCGCCTGTCTTTGTATGCTCAGATTTTTCTATTGTGTAAGAAATTTCTGTTTCTTCTGCTGGCTGGCCTTCTGTAACCTCTGCAGACTGATTTTTAATTCTTGCAGTTTTTTCTACAACTTTGCAATCACCACAGCCACAACCGAAGTAATAAAAGTTAACGTCAAAATAATCTGTCATGCTGTCGCTGTCGTCGTAGTTGTAAGAGTTAACAAATGCGTCAACGTCTTCTATAACGCTCTTAAAATATTCTGTTGGGATGCCGTAAAAGTCAGGTCTTAAATCAAGTGCTTTTTCGTATGCTGCAATAAATTCATCATCATTCCAGCAAGTCAATGTAAAAATGTCATTGGCGCTCATTCTTCTAAGTACTAAAGAAATTTCAGAGTCATTGTAATCAATTTTTTCTTTTCTAAGATCGTCGCCTGTTTTATACATCTTTGCAGGAAATTCTTTAATTGAAACTATAAGTTCCTGGCACATTGAAGCGTATTTTGTTCTTACAGAGAATTTACAAGTTGGGTATTGCTCTTTTGTGTAGTTCTTAACGATTTTTGAAATCTCTTTAAGTGTTAAGTTGCTATTGTAACGGCTACCAGCCCAACCATAAGCACTGTAGAAATGTGCTCTAGTGCTTGCGCCTGTTTCCTTCTGCTGTTCCTCTGTAAGTGTAGAAGCTTCTTTGCGTTTCCAGATTGCGAAAAGTGCGTCATACTCACAATTAATATCTTGCATTGTTTCAAGGTCTCCGCCGTTGTCTGGGTGATTAGCCTTTAGAAGCTCCTTGTAGTTGTTCTTTAACTGCTCAAGTGAATTGATGTTCTTAAAATACTTACTCATAATGTTTACCTCCTGATTACTAACATTTATTAGATAAGTGGCGGAGGCTCTTAAGAGCCAACCGCCTAAGCTTATTTAGTTCTTACGTCCGTAGGCTATATAGTGTATACACTCGGTAGCCTGTTCATCTGAGAAGCCGTTGGCTTTAAGCCAATCAATCAACCTTGCTACTTCTACAGCTGTCATTTGCTCACCCCCTTTCGTTGGTTGCTTTGTTGTTTGTTGATGATTGAATTATAAATCTATTACGGAATAGATTGCAATATACGGAATAGACAAACGTTTTACATTTCTTTTGTGCAAAATGTCTATACCGTAATAGATAGCCCTATTTTATAATATTTATAGGAGGTGATTAAATGGAAGAAAAAAAGAGTCGATACACAGAAGCACAAAAGAAATCATTCAAAAAATACATAAACAACAAAGCTAGAATTGAACTTGTGACAACTCCCGAATATAAAAACTATATAATAGATATTGCTAAAGCTTCGGGGATGTCTGTAAATGCTTTAATGCTTAAAGCCGTAGAAGATAAAGCAGAAAAACGAGCCGAAGAACTACCAGCAAATTATATTAACAACTTGATGGACTGGCTAAAAGCACACGGACACACAGACGAAGAAATAACAGATTGTATTAAAAATCTAGCAAGCGAATAGAGCAAATTGAACAATGCAAATAAAAGGGCATCCGGTTGGATGTCCTTTTATATTGCATAAAAGCATAATAGAAGCAAGCCAACCCCGAGCGCATACAAAGCACCATGACTCAAGCCATAAAAGCTCTATAGGAAGAAACACACAAAGCAAAGCACACAAAGAGCTAGACCGCTAGAACGTGCAGCAGTGCAGCAGTCAAAAGCTAGAGCCGTGCAGCAGCATAGAGGGCGACGAGTGCAGCAGCAGAACCCCACCAAAGACCGACACACTGACCACATCAGCCGAACGGCTCACGCTGGACCCGTCAAAGAATAATAGAATCTATAAAACATCTAAAAGAAAAATCTAATTTTCATTTTTTGATTTTCATTTTTTGCATTTCATAGAAGAAACACATCCAACCAGGCAAAGCACCAGGGCATGATCAAGAAGCCTGACAACCCTAGAAAACAAGCTGATCAAGAAGCCTGACAACCCTAGAAAACAAGCTGATCAAGAAGCCTTTGAACCATCAAAAACAGAAGCTCTGTGTTGACTACTATATATGGTGTTAGCACAAGGACAAAACACAAAATAAGCAAGAACAAGCGTTCTGAAATCGGCTCAAGGTACTACCTCGCAACCGACGGAATGCGGGTCGGGGAAAGCCCACTTATTAGGGCGAAAAAATGCAAAAAAAATCTCATGTTACGTTACGCTAGAAAACGTTTCATAGAGGCTCAAATCACGAAAAGGACTAGCAACAGCTAACCTTTGTTACATAAGCTAAAAAATGTTGAGTATTTAAAAGGGGCCTGTGCTAGTCCTTTTGCATCGTTGAAGCTGGTGAAAAAATCGCGAAAAAACGAAACTACCATCAATTTTCGTTTCGCAAAATCAAAATATTGTACTCTTTCGCACTCTCACACATGATATAGTGATATTGTGGAAACAAAAGGAAGGCAAAGCTTGATACAGGCTTTGCCGTTTTTCATATAGAGAGGTAGCTATGGCAGAGAAAACGGAAGAAAGAGCGCTAGACACAAGTTTCGTTAAAGCGGATGTGATAGCTAAGCTCTTTGGCCTGAGCGTTAGACGCGTACAGCAATTGACTCAGGAAGGCATCATTGACACGACCCAGACAACCCAAGGTCGAAGATATGATTTAGAAAATACAGTAAAAAAATATATCCAGCATCTATCAAGTAAGGCTTATGGCAGAGCTGATTCAGAAGCGGAAGGCCAGCTTAAGCTTCAAAAGCTGAAAGCTGACATTGCACTGAAAGAATCACAAGGTGAACTACACAAGCTTAGAACAGAAATAGCAACTGGAAAATATATCTCGCTCGAAGAAATCAAAGTTGATTACGAGCGATTTTTTATTATTTTCAAAAAATTTGCGCTGGGAATTCCTAGTCGTCTATCTGGAAGACTTGCAGGGTATGTTGATCCAGTAGAAGTTAGACAAATAGAAAACGACCTTCAAAATGACATCAACAAAGTACTAAGAGATTTTGTTGGCAGTGCTGTGGTAGAAATACCTGAAGGCGAGGTCGAAAAGCCTAAAGCTAAAAAGCCAAGGGCAAAGAGAGGCACAAGTGCCAAGAAAAAGTAAATTAAAAGTTACTCAGTACCAATATGATGCCCTGCAGCTATTGTGTCCTGCTGAGCAACTTACTGTTTCTGAGTGGGCATCCAAATATAGAATATTGGATTCAAAATCATCCGCCATGCCTGGTCCGTGGAGCAATTCGATTACTCCATACTTAAAAGGCATTATGGATGAATTCAACAATTATGAGACAGAAAAAATAATCTTTGTAAAGCCAACTCAGGTTGGAGGAACTGAGAGCCTTCAAAACATGATTGGATACATCGTCATGCAGGACCCCAGTCCAACAATGGTTATATATCCCACAGATAAGTTAGCGCAATCTGTATCAGAAAACAGATTAAAGCCAATGATAGAAGCATCACCTGAACTTAACAGTAAGTTTGATGCTAACTCCCCTCTCTTGGAATTACATTTCGAGGGAATGTATTTAACATTAGCAGGCGCTAATTCTCCATCTTCATTAGCTTCTAAACCAATTAGATTTTTGATGATGGACGAGGTTGATAAATATCCAGGAGCCAGCAAGAAAGAGGCTGACCCTATAAAACTTGCAGAGGAACGAACAAAAACATTCCACAACAAAAAAATATTTATAACCTCAACGCCTACTCTTAAAACTGGCCACATTTGGAAGGAGAAAGAAAATGCGGACATTGAAAAGCATTTCTTTGTGCCTTGCCCACATTGCGGTGAATATATAGAGTTTAAGTTTTCAAACATCCGCTTCCCCGATGGCGAAGATATGAGCTATCAAGATAGAGCGGAATTCGCAAGATATGTTTGCCAAGAATGTGGATGCACAATTACAGATAATGACAAACATAACATCCTTCAATATGGTGAATGGCGAACAGTTCGACATGATACCAAGTATGTAAGGAATGTAGCTTTTTGGATGAATACATTGTATTCACCTTTTGTCCGTTGGTCTGATATCGCCAAAGAGTTTCTGACCACCAAAGATGATCCAGAAGCTTTTCAGAACTTTGTTAATTCGTGGCTTGCTGAACCATGGGAAGATACAAAGCTTAAGACCAATGCCGAATTAGTCTTACAACGACAAACTGACGTACCAGAAATGGTTGTTCCTTCATGGGCGAAAATCCTAACAGGAGGCGTAGACGTTCAGGAGAACTCTTTGTATTACACCATTAGAGCTTGGGGAGATTTTCTAACAAGCCAAAATATCTGTCATGGCCAAGTACTTTCATTTGATGAAATAGACAGGGTTATGAATGCTGAATACAAAACTGAAGATGGTAATCCAATGGTTGTTAATCTTTGCTTAATAGATTCAGGTGACCAAACTGATATGGTTTACGATTTTTGCACGTATCATTCAGATTGGGCTTTACCTGTTAAAGGTAGTTCCCACGCGACACAAAGTAACTACAAAATATCAAAGATTAACAAAGCTGATAGCTCCGCTTATGGAATGCGACTCGTTCTTGTGGATGGCAATAAATACAAGGATATGATTGCAGGCCGTATGAGAAAGCCAAACGGCAAAGGCAGTTGGATGGTATACAAAGGCTGCGACCAGGAATATGCAGAGCAGGTAACGGCTGAACACAAAGTAAATGTGAAAACTGGTAACACCGTTAAGCAGGTATGGCAACCTAAACACAGCCATGCAGATAACCACTATCTCGACACAGAGGTTTATGCTTGTGCAGCAGCAGACATTCTCGAAGTGAGAACTTTCGGAATGGATGAACAAAGAAAGCCGCAAGCACCTAAAAAAATAGAAAACGAACCTACTCCCGAAGAACAGTGGATACAAGTTAATGATAAATGGATATAGGAGGACAGCTTATGGCTGATGATAATACAAACATTCCTCAGACAGCTCAGGGAATGCTAAGTACAGTTAATGACGCTATCAACGCTATTTTGGTTGGTGGACAGTCTTATAAAATTGGTTCTCGTTCACTCACAAGAGCAGACTTAGGATTGCTCTACAAAATGCGTAACGATTTACAAGGACAAGTCGCTGCTGAAAACAGCACAGGACTTCTTGACGATTGCTACGTAGGAGTATTTGACGGTAGATAAACGCTACGAGAAAAATGGCCAATTGCACCGGTGCAAAAAGAACCAAAGGAAGGATACGGAGAATATATGGGATGGTTAGATAACATTGTAGCCGCCATATCACCAGAAGCAGCATACAGACGTGAAGCATTCAGACAAGCTTATGACAGCTTGAGGAACTACGACGCTGGAACACACGATAAATCAAATCGTAATTGGCGCGTGTTCAACGAATCAGCTGAAATGACTGATAGATTTAGTCGCGACATAGTACGCGCTAGAGCAAGAGATTTAGAGCGCAATAGCGACTTGCTGAATTCAGTTGTTAGTGCCTGGAAAAGAAATGTTGTTGGCGGTGGATATAAATTACAGGCTACCACAGCAGATGATGAAATTAACAAGCAACTTGAGGCTGCCTGGTTGAAATGGACCAAGAAGCAGTTCTGCGACGTTACCGAGAGTCAGAGCTTTAATCAGATGTTAAGAATGGCCGTTGAGCGCAAAAAGGTTGACGGTGGAATCATATTTATCAAGAGGTATACACAAGAAGGATTCGTACCATTCAAGTTACAAATGATTGAAGTAGATGAGCTGGACATCAACACAGCCAAGCCAAAACATGTTGGCAACAAGGTTGTGGGTGGTATTGAATACAACAGCTTCAATAAGGCAGTAGGCTATTTCATCAAACAATATGATATAGACGGTATCAATTATCGAGAACCTATATACGTGGAAGCAAAGAATGTGATTTTTTACTTTTCAAAGAAAAGACCATCACAGCTTAGAGAAATGTCCGACATGTCTCCTACTATTCCGCGTATCAGAGATGTTAATGAATTCATCACAGCTGTTTCAGTTAAAGAACGAATACTAGCTTGCTTGTCAATATTCATCAAAAGAGCAATCCCCACCACTGGGATTGGTAGAAACCAAGGTGCTCAAAATGATGAACGTATCAGTTACGAAGGTAAGCTACTATCTCCTGGCATGATGAAAGAAATGAATGTAGGGGATGAAGTTCAAGTAGTTAACCCGTCTGGACAAGGTGCTGATGCAACGTCATTTACAAAGTTACAACAGCGTTTAGTAGGAGCTGGCCAAGGTATCAGTTATGAAGCTACAAGCCGCGACATGTCCGAAAGCACTTACTCTTCTACTAGACAGGGACTGATTGAGGATGATTTGACATACGACGAAGAACGAGAGCTTCTTGTCGAGGTTATGGATGAAATATACGAAACTTTTGTTATTTCAGCTGTTCTCTGCGGAGCGGTCAACATTCCAAACTTCTTTTCGGATAAAGACAATTATTTAAAACACATGTGGGCACAAAAGCCTAAAGCATGGATAGATCCTTACAAAGAATCGAACGCCAACAAAATCGCAATGCAATCTGGCCAAAAGACATTTAAGGAGATTGCAGCAGAAAACGGTAGAGATTGGCGCAAACAAATTGAAGATATGGCTGATGTCATTAATTACGGTAATGAATTAGGTTTAGATTTAGGAGGTGTTATCTTTGACAAAACGGCAAAGGAAGAAAACGCTGAGGCACTTGCTGACGAGAGCCGACCAAACAAAAACAAATAAAGATGGTCGATTCGAGCGTTGCGTTACAGAATGCAGCATTAGAGCTGTGGAGGGTGAAGGCAACGAACGAAAATTTGTCTTAAGCTTCAGCTCAGAGGAACCATACGAAAGATGGTTTGGCACTGAGATTTTATCACACAACGATGGTGCAGTGAATCTCGATAGACTCAACACTATCGGCGTAGTCCTGTTTAATCACAACAGGGACAAAGTTATTGGAAAAATAACAAGAGCCTGGATTGAGGATGAAAGAGGCTATGCAGAAATTGAATTCGACAGTGACGAAGAGTCAGAAGTCATTTATCAAAAGGTGAAAAACGAAACGCTAAAAGGCGTTTCAGTTGGCTACATGGTTGATGTTTGGGAGGATGTGCAGGCAAATAAGACTTCATCCGATGGCAAGCACAAAGGTCCTTGTTCTATTGCAGTCAAATGGACTCCAATGGAAGTATCAATCGTATCCGTACCAGCCGACCCTACAGTAGGCGTAGGTCGTTCTGAGGATGAAACACAGGGAGTAAGCAGCTTTTACTACAATCAAAAGCAGCTCCAAATAAACAAAAATCTTTTAGGAGGTATTTAATTATGAATCTTGAGCAGATGATTCAGAGACAGCAGGAGCTCCTTGATGCAGCAAGAGCTGAACATAGAGAGCTTAATGCAAAAGAACAGGCAGAATTTGATAGCTTAAATGCTTCAATTCAGGCCGCACGTGCAGCAGCTAATACTGCTACACCAGTTCAGCCACAGCCAGCAGAAAATACTGAGGCTGTTAGAGCAGCTGAGCAGACAAGATGCTTAGAGATTACTTCTCTTTGCAGAGATTTCGGAGTATCCGAGGAAGACATGAAGCGCTATATCAGCGAAGGCACACCAGTTGATGCTGTGCGCAAGGCTGTATTAGAGCAGATTAAATCAGAAGGAGCTCCAGTAGCAACAAGAGGAACAGCTGATGTTTCTATTGTAGCTGATGAACAGGACAAGTTCAGAGCAGCTGCAGCAGACGCACTTATCATGCGAAGCGGAATGCAGCTCGACAACCCATCCGATGGAGCTAGAGATTTAATGGGAATGTCTCTCAAGGATTTGGCCATCGACTCTCTTAGTGCTGAAGGTCAGAGCGGATTAAACAGACGCTCAGCTGATGAAATCTTTAGCATGGTTCAGAGACAGTTTTTCAATCCTACATCAGCCTTCCCTGCTATCCTTGATAATGCTATTAACAAGGCATACGTTGAGGGTCACAACAAGGCTCCTGTAACATTCGATAGATTTACAAAGAAGGGAACTCTCACAGACTTCAAGGTATCTGACAATAATTATATTGCAGGTCCTGTAGGCGAATTCTACGAAGTTCCTGAAAACGGAGAACTTAAGCACGACAAGCCAACAGATGCTAAGCGTCCTACAAGACAGCTTAAGACATATGGACGTCAGTTCACACTCACACGTCAGGCTTTCATCAATGATGATATTGGTCTTGTCACAAGAATTCCTGCAAGATATGCAGCCGCAGCTCGCAGAACCATCAATAAGCAGGTATATGAGATTCTTGTTAACAATGCAGCCATCTATGATGGTACTCCATTGTTTAGCGCTGATCATAAGAATGTGCTTACAACAGGCACAGGCGGCACACAGGTAGCAATGCAGAAAATGATTACAGCTCTCGGCAGCCAGAAAGACGAGTTTGGCGAAGCAATCATCATTCGACCAGGTACAATTGTTGCACCTACTGGAATGTCATTTGAGATTGCAGCTACACTTGGCAGCCCTACTATCAACACAGCTGATAACACACAGGCTGTTAACCCTCTCTTCAAGTATGCAAGCCAGATTGAGCAGGTTGAAGACCCAACAATTAACGCATTGTGCGGGGGATTTGGTCAGAAGATGCCTTGGTTCTTAATCGGCGCTAACGAGGATACAGACTTCATTGAGGTTGATTACCTTAACGGTCAGGAAATTCCAACAATTAGACGTGCTGAAGTACCTGGCACATTAGGTTTTGTTTGGGATATTTACCTTGATTGGGGTATCTCTGCTATGGACTTCAGAGGTGCTATCAAGAACCCTGGTATCGAGATCACAAGCCCACTTTCATAAATTTGATAGGAGGATAAGTCAATGAGCAATATTACAACTACAGCGCCATACATCAGCGCAAAGGCTGCTGTGTATTGGCAGAAAGGCGAAAGCCTTGATTTCCCTAATACTACAGATGAAACCATTAAAGCCAATACTATTATTGGTTTGTCAGAAAGAATCGGCGTTGCTGGTACTGACATTAAGCCTGGCAAGACAGGCACTGTAATGGTATCAGGTGTATACGAGCTTCCAAAAACCGGAGAAAACGCTATTAGCGTTGGCACATCCGTTTATTTTGATGGTGACGGAATCACAGATGTATCTACTAACAATGTACCTGCAGGTTTTGCAGCAGCAGATGCAGCAGCAGATGCAACAAAGATTCTTGTCAAGATCGGATAAGAGGAGGTCCACATGGAGAAATTAATAGCTAGAGCAACAATCCTCTATAGAGGAAAACTCTACGAGCCAGGCGAATCCCTTCCAAGGGATGATAAAAGCATGGAAAAAGCATGGCTTAATGCAAAAACAGCCATACTTAAGAAGGATGAAAGAGGCGGAAACCCTTCCGCCTCAACATCACTTTCAGCTGATATATCAGAAAGCTTATCTGCTTCAGAGAGCGAATCAGTTTCAGAAAGCCTTTCAGTTTCTGAGAGCGAATCAATCTCAGAAAGTCTTTCAACAAGCGAGTCTGTATCAGCTAGTGAATCAAATTCAGCTGCCACATCCGAAACAGCAGACGAAAAAAAGAAAGCTAGCGGCAAAGGCGGCAGAAGCAATAAATAAAGGTGAGTGCATATGACGTTTAAAGACCAAATAGCAAAAGATATTGACGATGTATTTGCTAATGAAGACGAGTTCTGGGATTGGCATACAATTGATGGCAAAAAAATGTTAGTTCAAATCGATAATAACGAAATGATTAACCGAGAGAAACGCTATCAATACAGACGTTCATTTAACGCGGATGGAGTATTTCTTAAGGAATTACTCATTTACGTTAAAGCAAAAGATTTTGGAGCGTTACCAGCTGTTAAACGAGTGCTAACGTTTGACGGTAAAAGTTACATTGTTTCTGATGCTATTAACGAAGACGGCATATACTCTATCAGTTTGGAGGCTAACAGGTCAAATTGAGCACACGTACACGAAACGGCTGGTTACCCGGCGCTAATCTAAATGGAATAAGTGGCGGCATCTACTTTCAAGTAGAAATGGATGACCTAAGAGAAATAGAACAAGCTCTAGGCATGGTTAAAGATAAATCTAAGCAAGTGCTTAAGACTGCAATCAATAACACAGCTAGACAAACTATGAATCTTATGGTTAGCGAGTCAGCTAAAAGGTATCAGATTACCCAAAGAGTACAGGTAAAGAAAACTCTCAGTCTCGACAAGAAAGCTACTGCGAGTAGCTTAGAAGCGATTGTAACTTCAAAAGGTCGAGTGAATGAACTGTATAACTTTAAAGTTAATCCGAGGGTATACGTACGAGGCGGTGGCGTTCCTGGAGGATACAAAGGTAAAGTACTTCGAGTCGGTTCTTCTGGAAAGAAGCTTGAGCTTAAACCTGGTGACGGAGACTCATACAAAGCATTCGTAGTCAGGTACAAGAGTGGCCACATAACAGTTGGTCAGCGTGTTCCTGGAAAGCGTATGAAATCAGATCCTACCAAAGAAGCAGTAAAAACCTTACTCTCTCCTTCTGTTCCTAATATGCTTGGTTACGAAAAGGGAGTATTTAAAGTGCTAAAGCCTAAAATGTACGACCTGCTACAAAAGAACATCCAAACACAAATTATTAGATATTTAAAGTAAGGAGGACGTATGACTGCATTAGATTTGCAAGATAAATTAGTGGAGGAAATACCGAAAATCCTTGCTGATTATAAGTACAAAGATCCTAATGGTGATTACAAGGATATAAATGTTTACAAACAAGATGTACCACGATATGAAACGGATGAAGATGAAGACCCAGTACCTTACATCATAGTCCGTTTACATAGTGGCGAAGACGAAGGAGCGAAACACAGCAATAACAAAGTTGTGGTCGTTCTGATTATCGCCACATATGACCACGGTCTTGATGTTCAGGGTTACAGAGATGTAATGAACATCATAGATAAAATATATGCAAGATTCGAAAAAGAACCACTACTGAAAGACGCAGGTGTTTTCGATGGCGAATTTCATTGGGCACTTCAAGAAGATGCATATTATCCTTATTTCTTTGGAAGTTGCAGCTTAAACTTCTACATTCCAGCTATCAGAAGGGAGGACCCATTAGCATGAGCAATAAGAATAAAACTACTTCAGTAGAAGCAG